CTATCAATAACCGTCTGGCATTTCGGACACTGGTTATTATCCAGCAACCTCTGCATTTTACCATCACCCTCAGATATCACGTTCAACCTCCAACTGACCTGTTCCGTGGCAAAGCTGACAGGTTCTCCACTCATCAGTCAAATATCCGCCGTGGTCATAGTCAGGCACACCGACCTCATACTGCGCCTCACCCTCGCCAGAGCACTCATAGCAATCCTCTAAAACAATTTCAGTATCTCTCATTACATCCACCCCTTCTCTCTTGGGCTTGGAAGCCCGTTGCCTAACGCTAACCAATCCTCATCAGTTTGCTTGGTAAGCATGAACGCCTCCACATCCGGCAGTACCAGCTTATAAGCAAATCCCTGCGAACCAAAAGCCTTAATATATTTCTGCGTGACATTATCAGCAAATACCTTCTGTCCCTCCGACAGCACCTTGCTCTTGCCACCAGATGCTGATTGCTGGCGATTTGAGCGCCCCTGAGTGCTCTTCCCCTCTTTTCTGCACCAAGTCTGCCAGAAAGCCCTGCACGACGCATAAGCGGCCTTATTACCGCCCTTCTCATCCCACAGCCTGATATCTGTCAGTATCTCCTGCCAATCGAGCTCTAAGCTCTCCGCATATTCTTTATCGAACTGTGTCGGCTCCCACTCAGATATTTTCTGTTTATTTTGCGTCTTCTTTTTATTAGTTGATTTTGTATATTCTGTTCTTTGTAACCTCTGTTCTTTGTAAGTGTCCTTGTTTTCCGTATCCGGAAAAACCGTATCCGGATTTTCAGGACGCGGTGAATCTGAGACTATATAACGAGTTCCGGCGAACTGACCTTCCGTTTTAACGCTTTCACGCACCAAATAACCGTACTGCTCCATCGAGCCCAAAATGCGATAAACTTTATCCCTTCCAATGTCGAACCTGCGGCGCAGTTCAGTCACCCGAACCTGCCAATCAGTCGGCTTGCTCAACAGGTACACCAGCACCCCCAGAGCGTCGGCAGATAGCCGCTCATCATTCATCAAATCATTTGGCAATACCGAGAAGTTCTCCCTGATGTTGCCCCTGATAATCAAACTGTCACTCATTTAAACTTCCTCTCCATAATTAACTCCCACAACCTCGGCATTGGCGTGAGGTCAGACGACCCCATAACCAGTCTCTCTCCGTACCCGAAGTCCTTTGCGTATGCATCCCGAACAAACGCTGTCTTGCCTATCCAGCCCTCCAACAGCATGCATTCTGGGTCTTCCGTACTGGTCACTAGCACCGCAAGATTTGCCTTAAACTTGTCTGCGCTGTCAAAAATAAGTGAACCCGTCTTACTGAACTTCACATCAACCGATATGTCACCCAGCCATAAATCAACCCCGCCATCCGTCGCAATGTTTAACCTCGGAGGTTCCGCATCAAACAACCTACACACTGCGAACTCTGCCATAAAACCCAGACGGTTAGCCTCAATCCGTGACTGCTTTTCATTCTCCAAGCGTGGAGACACCCCCATGCTTTCCAGCAACTTAACTGTATCTTGCGCCAACAGGTCAGCCTCATGCCGGTCACGATGTGAGACCCTAATAATCATATAGCTAAACCTTTCCTGCGAACATATCTAAGAAGTCACCGAGGTCCATGACCGCCAGAGGCTTTTTCCTGTCAGCCCCCACGACCAAAACATCAGAGCCCTCAAGATGTTGATACAAAAACTTAAACCCGTCAGCCCTTTTCTTGGCCTCGATAACCCAAGTCTCTCGGCCCTTTTTGATGTGGACATCGCCCTTGAACCCTGCGGCGGCACCTGACAGCGGCACCCTGTGAGCCTCAAGGTCACGCAGTCTGGCAAGCTCGACAATCTCACGCTCGAAGCGACTGCCCTTTTCTTTTTGCGGATTACTCATCGCATTCATCCAAACTGGACGCACCGTTTTTAGCTGGCTGTTCTGTTCGGTATATCTTACCCAGACTATCGCTACTTAGCTGTTCATCAACAAACCCATCATCAGGCAATGAAGCTGACCACTCAGCGTTCGACTTCTTCTGCCATTTCAACCATAGCTCATATTCTAACTGAGACACCTTGCCCTCGAGCTCACGCCGAATAGTCATTGAACACCTCGCACCAATCTTTAAGAGCAACCTTGCCTTTAGTATATTTATAAATTGACATCATGTGCATCCCGCTTGGAGGGCGCTTACCATATATCCAATTATGGACTGTCGGCTGTGTGACCTTCAGTTCCCGTGCGGCCTGCGCTTGTCTAACGCCTTCATTAACAAGGTATTCTTGGAATTTCATATTACTATCCTTTAAGGTTTGACACTATTGTGTATAACCTGTATTAAAGTAATTCTATAAAAAGATAAAGGAGAAAATTAACCGTGAGTGAAGTTCCTCAGTATTTCGAGACGGTTCAGCTACACCATTTTAGCCCGTCACAATTAAACAAGCCCATCGCTAATTGGATATTCGACTATGTTTATCTGTCAAAAGATAAGCGTCGTGAGATAAAGGTCGGCGAGAACGCGGCATATGGCACGGCGGTTCACGGCGGTATTCAGGCTGTGTTATCTGCGGGCACCTCAATAGAGGATGCATCAGAGGCCGCTATAATGGACTTCGACTTTCACCCCGCTGACGAGAGCGCAGAGAAGCGTGAGAAGTTCCGTGAGCTTATCCCTGCCTGCATAGAGAGCGGTGTTGACCTACTGGCTGAGACCTTCGGCGGGTGCGAAGAAGAAAAGAAAGTCACCTGCGAGTTGGCAGGCATATCCGTGCCGGTCATGGGCTATGTAGATTTATACACAGACAAGGCATTCTGCGAGATAAAGACTAAGGCACCGCGTCAGGGCCCAGAGAGAAAAGACGGAACCCGTAACTTCGGAAAGGCTACTTTGCCCAAGAAGCCTGAGTTCAGTCACCTCTGTCAGGTTGCTATATACGCCAAGGCCACAGAGCTAGTGCCTCACCTTGCATATGTGTCGGCAGATGATGGCGTTTTATTTACGCCCGACAACTGCGAGGAGTTGCAGTCGGACATGCTGAACTATTGCCTCAATGAGATGCGCCGTCGTGCGGCTCTCAGGCAGAACCTGTTGCGTATCAGCACAGACCCGAAGGTGCTAGCCAGTCTGACTGACCCCGACTTCCAGCATCCGTTTTACTGGAACCACCAATTCAAAGATGAAGCAAAGGAGCTATGGAAAATATGACCGTCTGGGAAACACTATCAGCAATCGACGTATCAAAGCATGTCGAGAAAAAGAACGGCTTTACCTATTTGTCATGGGCATGGGCTTGGACGGTGTTGAAACAGCACTACCCGTCTGCTCAGTATGTAAAGCACAATTACAGTGTCGACGGGCTCACAGTGCCCTATATGCTGGACCGAGACGGGCACGCATATGTCTGCGTCACTGTAAAAATACCCCATAATTCGAGCGATATTACTGGACACTTGGCTGAGGCTACCGAAGTCATGCCGGTGCTCGACCATCGCAATAAACCCATCAAAAACCCAGACAGTTTTGCCGTCAACGCCAGCTTACAGCGGTGCATGGTCAAGGCTATGGCTCTGCTCGGTCTGGGTTGTTACATTTATGCTGGTGAGGATATGCCAGCAACCAGTTCAGGTGTGCCGGACAGCTCCGGCAATAAACCTGTGCCACAGCGAACCTCTGCACTTGGCGGAATAGACAAGAGCTCACCAACCGCGTTAGTTACTGGTGCAGAGGCAAGCGGGCTAAACAAAATTAAACCTCCACTGTCTTTGGCAGATGAGGTAGCAATGGCACCGGACATAGAGAGCCTAAAGAACCTCTATAACCGTGTCTCTATGGGGCTGTCGTCGGAAGACAAACAGCTATTCTCAAATCGTAAAAAGGAGTTAATGTCTTGAGTAATTATGACCCAGAAATGAAGGGCGCGTTATTCCGCAATGATAAGGGCGACAATGATAAGCGTCCGGACATGCGGGGCGATATCACAATCAATGGAACAAAGTATTCTTTGTCAGCTTGGTCTAACGTGCCCAAGAATGGCGGCGATAAGTTCCTGTCCATAAAGGCCAGTGAGTTCATCGAGAAGACTGCCGCGCCAGCATCACAGCCAGCCGCCAGCCTAGACGATGATATCCCGTTCTAGGAAGCGCAAACCTAAGAAGCCGAGCAAGTATCCAACTATAGATAACTTTGCTCGGTGTTCTTTTTGTAAGAAAATATTTAATTACCGCTATGACGGTATTATCAACGGGAACCAAGAGGAGTTTTGTGGCGATGAGTGTTTTAAACAAAATTATAGAAAAAATCTTCAGCGGCAACAGCAAGCCAATGAGGAATTTGACGCGCTCTGAGGAGCAAATAAACAAGGTGCTGGACATCACTTCATCCGTGACCGGCATCAATAAAATTGATATTCTGGGCAAGCGAAGGAACCCTAAATATGTCGAAGCCCGACACATCTCTATGTTCATCTGTGCAGAAATGCTGGGTATGTCTTACTGTGAAATTGGCAGGGGATTTGGGCGGGACCATACCACCGTTTTCTATGCCCACAAAAAGCTCAGAAAAAGAGCGCAGGGCAGAACCAGCCTTAACACAAATCTCAAAAAAGTAACTGAGAGAATGGCTGGATGAACCTAGACTGCCGGACGGTTCGTTACGTCGTCCACGGTGATGTCGAAAAATTTGAGGGAGACGGCTGGGAAGTTGTCTCTCAATTATCATTGCCTCACAGCCAGTATGCTGTGCTGATGGAGAAAAAAATGGAAGTGGAATTTCCTGTTCTCATAGTACCACATGATGACGGTGTGCTAGTAAAGGTCAAGGGCGAGACGGCTATCAAAAAGATGACCGCCAAGCAGATGATGGACTTAGCCGTGGAGTTAATCATGCGGGCTAACAGAAGGCATAATAATGATGACGCTCGGTAAAAACTTTATTGCCGATTTAAAAATATCTCAAACAGCTTCCGGCCTAGCCGGAGAATACATTGCCGCCGCGTCAGTCTTAGCAAGAGGCTGGCGCGTTGCTTTAGCGCAACAGGATTCGGTGGACCTGATAGCATGGCACCCCGACAGCGGGCTCACATTACGCATTCAGGTTAAGGCTTGTCAGTCGTCACGGCAAGGCGGAGGCAGAAACAGGGTCCACTTCCAGACCGGTCTCGGCGGTCAGAAAAGATTACCGACTATATCAGATTTCGATATTTTAGCCTGCGTATCGTCAGACCAGCGCACGGTGTGGTATATT